TAGCCCAAAAGATGCCTAACTTTAGTGCTTGGGTTAGACAAAAGGTGCTTCAACATCAAACAAATGTTGTTTCAAACAAACCCGATCGTGAATTAATGCATTCAGAATGTGGCAATTTTAGCCTAGCTACCTGGAAGCCGTTGATTGATGGCACTTTCGCGTACGTTGCTGACTGCGAATGCGGTTCTTTGGTTACTTGGAGAGTGAATTGAATGATTTATATCAAAGAATCTTATGTTTATGAGTTTCAATGGGTTGGTTGTAACAGTGGCGGATGTGGTTATGAACGTAACAAAGACGATTCTACAATCATGAAGAATGACAAACCTGTTTTATTCCGAATGTTCAAGGTCAATGGATCACAAACCTGTGAAGCTTGCGTTCGAGAAGCAGTCAAAGACATGACAGATTGGCTTGAGGATGTGTGAAAATGATTTTCTGGCTGTTTCGTAAGTTTGCCAATGTGTTTTGGGATGAGCATGGCCATCCACCAACAGAAACTCAGTGGAATATGGTTCAAGAAGAAGACGCATGGGAAGGTGTGCGTTATCAATTAGAACGTATTGCTGACGCATTAGAACACTGGAGAGGGTTAGAATGACAAATCAACTTGAATGTGAATATCTTTCACTCGAAGGATATGGAATTTTGTGTGCTGCGTTTGAATTTGATATCGAAGAATGGTTAGATATTCAAGAAGAATACAAAGTGATCGATGATTATACAATTATTGAACGTACGACAACCTGTATCCACTGTGGACAAACTGATATTGATTATCCAGTTTAGAGGAGCATACCATGAACATCGAGTCCAAATGATGCTGCAAGTGCAATTACAACAAGTTTGATTGTCTTTGCCATGCCTCTCATCTCAAGAATTGCCTGTTCGAGCATCAACATTCTCTCTTCGACCTTTGCGATCCTTTCGTTTTGCACCTGGTCAGCTTCATTCATGACATCACCGAGATATTTCCAAGTCCGCGCTGGATTCTTTTAAATCGCTTCCATGCAGATCCAATTCCAGTGAAGTTAAATGCAAGTTTCACACTCATTATAGTTCCAACCAAAGCAGCTTGAGCTCTTTCTTCGAGAGTAGAACCAGGTCCTAATGCAATTTCAATTGATCCACCAATAAATCGAACATCTGCATTGATGGTTTCGTAATCATCAATGATGTTAAAATACGAATCATCAGAATTCCGTTCAATGGTTTGGTATCTAATGTCATGATGCAATGACAAAGCATCAACGCGATTAACTGGTTCATCACCGCGCTCTAAACGTTCTTCGAGTCGCGTACCTGGTCCTGTAAAGTTATGACCAGGAAAATGCCATTCGCCTTGCACTTAGATCACCTAAGGCGACGGAACATCATTTTGATTTGATAAGAAAACGTTGGAGTATTCAATTGCCTTCTCAGTCTCAGTTAATTTTCGCTTATTTCCAACGATACTTAGGGTAAAACCAGTAAAAGAAACAAATACTCTGGATTCATTGTTTAGGAACTCGCCTGCTTCCAGAGGAGGAACATTACCAGGGAATGTTGTCCTCTGTTGTGAGTCTCGATTTGCTGGTAATACCTCAATAAGTCGCATTACCATCAAAGTAGGACCAATCACTAAGTCTGCTTCACCAGTAACAGTTCTGTCTATCATTAACCAGTTATTCAACCAACGAGTAGGCGTAACGGTAGCTCCTGGTGCACCTTGCATTGAGCCCATAGCATTAGGTGAAGAGTATGTTTGACTCTGATCCTGAGCGTAAACTCTACGTTCGCAATAAAGAAGCTCTCTCAATGATCCTAATTTATTATCGTTAAAGTTACCTTGCAATGGTTGAAAACCTGCTTTGAATAGTAAGTTAAGACCAGGGAGCGCGGATAATCGACCATCATTACAATCAACGTCTGCATTTGTAACTATGATTGTTTCTCGAATGTTTCTACCAGGTGCGACGTTAAAGCACTCGATTATCTCTGGAGTTTCTTTGAATCGTTGAATACCTATCATTGCATCAGCAAGACATTCACCTTCTTCTAGTAAATCTCTAAGATCGTGAAAGTCGTAAGTCATGAAAGTAGTTCCACCTTGAATCTCTACTAAACCAGCAGCATCAAGATAGATACGATCATCATGCTTATCCATTGCGTATGGTTCGACACCAGTTTGATAACCTATTAAAGCACCAGGAGCAGGGGCTGCAGGTTGACCAAGAGGTATAATTCCACTATCAAAAGCAATAGATCCAAATGTTGAACTGAATAATTTTCTAGGCATAATATCACTTTTTCATACTTCTTTTGTGCTTTCGCCATGCGACGCCTATCTTTTTGGTTACTGTTGGCATATGCAATTTCCGGTTTTTGCCTCGCCCCTGGTATATGCCTCTTACAGCATTTTTGTTGCGCTTGACGTGTCGATGCACTCGACTGACATAATCCGTATAGGATTCACGGCGCTTAGGAGTTGGCAATGGCACGAAAAGCACCTCAGAGGTTAGCAGATCGTGTCAAAGCCAGGGACATATAATCAGCAGCGGATAGTTTGCTGATCACACCAGTGATACGGATGTATAGGTCAACGTCAGCCGCACCAGTCAAACGATCAGCACGAACGGATAGTAATCCACCTGGAATGTATCGAATTTCAGCAACGTCCCCTAGTGACAGGGATTCATCGAATGTTGATGTTACTGCATCAGAAAATTTCAGATAAATCGAATCATACTCAGCGTGGTTGATAAAACCGTTTGCGAGGTTTTCAAGTGCTACTTGAACTTGATAAATAGCGGTTGCTTGGTTAGTAGCGGTTGCGTTAACACCTACTTCAATCGACTGAACACCGAATGCTTCTAGATCGGCAACATTAACAAATGTGTTTAGGTCAATACTGGCAACATTACCAGCAGCGTTTGCAGTTATAGTTTCAAAAATTTCAAATGAGCGTGTTTTCTTAGTCGCCATACCAGTGTGTAAAGTAAAGCGGTTATTAAATGTTAATCCAAAAATCTTCGGATCTATACTTTCAGCACTTCCAGCCTATCTCCGCGAAGCGAAGCGGAGCCAATCTTCTAGCAGTTGGATAGTCATCCCACTGCTCCCACCCGTTCCCAGATAGCCATAGGCTATCAAGATTTCTCGTTTTTTCTACGACATACATATATAGAACATCCAATTTAGGTTGATCCATGCGGAATAAAATGATAACGCTATGCCCGACATCCTACGAATTAGCCCAAAAGATGCCTAACTTTAGTGCTTGGGTTAGACAAAAGGTGCTTCAACATCAAACAAATGTTGTTTCAAACAAACCCGATCGTGAATTAATGCATTCAGAATGTGGCAATTTTA